CCAGCTCCCCCTCTCCGACCGTGGTCGAGACATCTTCGACCGCCACCTCCAGTACGAACTCCCCTCCGGCGCCCCGACCGACATCGACCCCAGCGACCAGTTCACCCGCGTCGCCGACAGCTGGCCCCTCCCTGCAGTCTTCGGTGTTGCCGTCGGCCCCAGCGGCCCGGCCTACCCCGCCGGTCCCGGAGGAGCCCCCGGCCCGATCCCCGTCGGAGGCGGAGACCCTGCCCGTGCCCCCGGTAGCCCCGCCGCGGGAGGACCCCCAGGCGGGGCTGCCGCAGTCGCTGTCCCCACGCCTGTTCAACCAGGGTGACCACGTCGTCGTGTTGCGCCGGGGCATGATGGACAAGATCGCCGTGGCGGCCGTGAGCGACGACGGGGAGCAAGTCACCGTGGTGTCCGTGGACGGTAGCCTCGCTACCCTGCCCGCGGCCGAGCTGCAGAGCCGGCGCTTCGACGCTGCCACCGTGGCTCGGCTGGTGAAGGAAGCCTACCTCGGGGCGAAGGTCAGCCTGGAGACCTACCGCAGGGTGGCCCATGCGGCCATCGAGGACAGTTGGGACAAGCTGTACAAGGCTGCCCAGGACGCCCTGCAGGAGATCCAGGCAAACGAGGCCAAGGCCAAGCAGGCCCTGGCGCCCGCTCCCACCCCGCCCCCAGCGGTGGTCACCCCTGTGGCTACCCCCCTGAAGCCGGCCCCCGTCCCGAAGAACCCCTACGCCTGGGTGGAGGACATCGTCACCCAGCGCTCGAAGGAGGTCACCGGCTACCTTCGCTCGCTGGGGGTGAGGAACAGGTTCGAGGCCCTGCGCGAGCTGACGGTCGATGCCCCTGTCTCGGCCACCTTGGCCCTGTCCATGCTGTCCCGCGTCGGGGGCCCCGACGCCGTTGAAGCTGCCATCGCTGCAGCGCTGCGGAGGTCGTAGATGTTGCCCACGAAGCGGGAGATGCAGGTAGCTGCCCTGTCGCCCATCACCGTCGAGGACGTCCCCAAGGCGTACAACTACGAGCCCCGCTGGGCGGCCACGGTTGCAGCGGCCATGGTAGCGGCCAAGGAGTACGCCAAGTACGGGGTGGTCAGCCTCGGTACCCTGTACCGGATGTCCAAGACCTTCCTCCCGGCAGCCATCTTCGCAGCGCGTACCAACGACTGCGCGGACTTCTCGATGTACTCCACGAGTCGTCATGTCCCCGGCTGGACCCCAGGGATGCGTGACAAGCGCCGGACTCCTACCCGGCGCGACGAGAAGCGCATGCAGGAGATCGCCGACTTCTTCATGGGGGGCGGTACGGACTTCTGGGAGAACGGGTTCGAGGGCTTCATCCGGGCCATCGTACCCCAGTCGATGACCTGGGACCGCTACACCTACGAGGTGGTACGGAACGAGGACCGCATGCCCGTCTCCCTGGTCCCGGTAGATGCCACCTCGGTGGCCAAGGCCATGCCGACAGGCAAGAACCTGAACGGGCGCTGGAACCCTCGAGGGGATGAGGTTGCCTTCCTGCAGGTGGTGGACAACAAGGTCACCGCGGAGTTCAAGCGGGGGGAGCTGGGTTGGGGGGCACGCAACCCCAGCACCCTGCTGAACGGGCTGGGGCATGGGGTGCCCGAGATGGAGACGGGGATGAACATCCTCGTCGACATCCTGAACATCTACATCGCCAACTCCGCCAGGGCCTCGACCGGGCTGCGGTCGGACGCGCTGGTCATCGTGAAGTCCGACATGGCCACGGGCAAGTTCAACACCTTCGAGCGGAAGGTGGTGGCTGCCATGTCCAACAACTCAGGGCGCCAGGCCACCCCGGTCCTGCAGATCGACCCCAACCTGAAGGAGGACGTGACCGTAGTCCCCCTCCACCACCCTAGCTCGGAGATGGAGCTGGGGGCCCAGATGGGGATGCTGGTCAAGTATTTCTGTGCCCTCTTCGACATGGACCCCGCCCGCATCCAGCAGGTGTTTGGGGTCGAGGGCCAGACCTCTACGGTCGAGTCAGGCAAGGGGCTCAGCTCCCGCATCCTCAGCGGGCACCGTAGCGCCTACCCCATGCTGCGCAACATTGCCTGGAACCTGACGACTACGGTCCTCTGGCACACCCCTGGCTGGGAGGACTACGTCTTCGAGTTCACCGGGCTGACGGACGAGACCCGCGAGGAGCGGGTGAAGATCGCAGCCATGGAGGCTGACAGCTACAAGTCCGTCAACGAGGTGCGCCAGGAGATGGATGAGCAGGCCTGGGATGATCCGATTTCTCGTAGGCCCCTGCACGCAGCCTACGCCCCCCTGACCCAAGCAGTGATAGCAAACGCGGTCAGCCCTGAGGACAACCTGGCTACAGATGCTAGCCTCGGAGTAGGGGAGTGGCTACAGGGGAAACAGGCTACCAAGCGCTAGCTTGTTGACACCGTACCCTACTACGCTGCATTTATGTGGCAATGACTCCGAAGCCCTACATCGAGGTGACCAGAGACGGCGACGGCGGTGCCTGGTATCACCATCGTGGCGGGCTGCTGGTAGGTACCCTGGCCAAGGCTGCTGGCGACCCTGAGGGGAAACCAGCAGCCTTGGTCAAGGCTGCTGGGTTTGCTACGACCGAGGCTCGCGACCATAGCAAGCACCGCATCGTCCAGACCGGCATCAACTGGGACATCTTCATGGGCAAGGGGCGTCGTAGCCCTGGCCCGGTGACCTACGAGCACCCCATCGGGGTCTCGAACCTCGTAGGGTTCCCCACCCTCATCGAGTCCCGGCTCGACGATGATGGTACCCCTGGTACCTGGGTCGAGACGGCGCTCTACGGGGAGCTGGACCTGGTCAAGGCCATCGTCGACAAGGCCCGGCTGTTCGAGCGCTACGGTAGCCACCAGAGCTTCGGCTGGAGCGTGGAAGGCTCCATCGACGCCAAGCCGGTGCCTGGAGACGGTGGCCTGGACATCATGAAGTCCAGCGTGTTCTCCCTGGCCATCACCCTGGTCCCCCAGAACCACCGCACCTGGCTGACCCTAGCGGCCAGCCTGAGCATGGCTGGGTCCGTCCCGCATGCTACCCCCGAGCCCGCCGTCGCGGCCGACGGTACCCAGGCAAGCATCTTGGCCCCTGTTTCGTTTGACGTCATGGTAGCGACTGTCTGCAAGTCGTTCCCGCACCTGAGCTGGGCCGCCAGTCGTGACGTCGTGCATCAGATTCTCGAGACCGCCGGGCCTGATATCCGGCAGAGAGGTTGAACGTGAGCACGAAGGCTTCCGATGTGAAGAGCGCGCTCCTCGGTGCCGGTATCCCCGAGGCCGAGGCTGACGCCCAGGTGGACCGCATGGTCCTGGAGAAGTCCATCACGGTCGATGACCGCACGATGGCGGTCGACATGACCAAGTTCGGCAACATCGTCGCCAGCCTGGCCAAGGCCGTCACGGCCCCGGCCGACGGCTTCTGGGGCGCCAAGGCCACCCCGGACGCCCCGGCGACCAACGTGGACGAGCTGTCCAAGTCGCTCGGAGCCGTCGGCGCCCGCGTCGACAAGCTGGCCGAGGCCAGCCAGACCAGCACCGAGGGTCTCGCCAAGGCGCTCGGTGCCCTCGGCGAGCTGAACACCGAGCTGGTCAAGGCCGTCGCCGGCATGCAGGCCAAGCTCGAGTCCCTCACCCTGGCGGCCCCCGCTGCCAAGGCCCCGATGGCCAAGTCGGTCGCGACCACCCCCGGCAACGACCCCCGCGCCCTTCCCGAGGGTGCCGCGGCCGAGGGCCCCAGCAACGCCGACCTCTACGACCAGGCCGAGGCGGCCATCGGTCGTGAGATGGCCTCGCTCGCCAAGTCCACGGACCAGGTGTCGCTCCAGCGCCGCCAGGCCCTGCGGATGGCGTCGGGCCAGCTGACGGCCTTCCCGGCGGCCCAGGTCATCAGCAAGTTCAACCTCCAGACCGTGAAGGGGGCCTAACATGGGGCTCTACGACATCAGCTTCCCGGGAGCCAACGAGACCATCGAGTATGGTCAGCTCGCGGAGATCAACGACGCCCTTCGCCGCGCGGCTCGTGGCCTCGCCAAGACGGTCGTCAACGTCGGCGGCACCGTGGGCTACCCCCAGCAGGCCGTCGCCTACCTCAGCCCCAGCGACACCTTCGTCGACCCCCTGCTCCCGCAGAGCATCCAGCCGGTCCTCACCAACTTCGACTTCAACGAGTCGCACCTCTGGTTCTTCCAGATGGTGGCCAAGGTCCAGGCGACCAGCACGCTGCACGAGTACAGCTCGATCCGGCAGCACGGCACGCCCAGCCTGAACCCGTTCTTCGCCCAGGGCGGCGTCGCGCCGCTGAGCCAGGCGAAGTACGCTCGCGGGACCGTGAAGATCAAGTTCCTGATGGAGTACATGCAGGTCAGCGACGTCGCTGCCATGCTGGGCACCGTCACGAACGGCACCGTGCTGGCACAGCTCACGCTCGACCACACCGTCAGCCTCATGCGGAAGATCGAGCACTCGATGTTCTGGGCTGACGAGTCCGTCAACCCCCTCGCGTTCAACGGCCTGTACAAGGCCATCAAGAACGCGAACAACGACGCCACCGCGGCGACGAACGGCATCGGCACCCAGACCTACTGGGACAACGAGGGCAACGAGCTGAGCGGCCGCCTGCTCAACTACTACCTCTCGATCCTCAAGGCCGCCCCCCGCTACGGCAACCCGACGCACATCCTGTGCACGCCGGAGCAGTTCGAGGCCTTCAAGAACCAGCTCCTGGTGCTCGGCCGCCAGTTCATGGGCCAGGGCGACGGCTACCTCAGCCTCAGCCCGGAGGGTGGCATCTACGCCACGGGGATGATCCCGATCGTCCCGGTGACGTTCCTCGCCTACCCCAAGGGCATCCTCAACGTCAGTGTCGGCGACGAGCCCCCGACCCTCATCACGCCGACCATCGGCCTCGAGGAGGTGCTCGGCCTCGGCAAGTGGACGGCCTACGACAAGACCAAGGACACGCATGTGGCCGTGGTCGCGATCGGTGAGGGCGGCAACTCGGCGCCCAAGTTCGCCACGGTGCAGATCGGTGACAACACCGGGCTCGCGACGGACACCATCACCATCGACATCGTGGACACCGGGGCGCCGTGGATCGGGGCTGCCAACAGCCTCATCTACTACTCGGTGTTCCTGGCGCAGGTGGCCATCGGCGGCGCGGACCCGTCGCTCTGGGACTACACCTGGGTCGGCGACTTCGCGCGCGTGCCGGGGACCAACACGGCCATCACGCTGCGCAACCAGAAGCGCATCGGCACCGCGCCGGTGTACATCATCGAGCTGAAGCCCGAGGTCATGCAGTTCACCCAGTTG